ACCCGCATGAAGATCGATCGCAAGCTAAATCTCGTTATCCCTGTTGAACGGGAGGATGGTACGTCGTTATGGATTCATTCGACTCCCATCCGAAAAGAGGTCTTCGAGATGTATTATCTCGTCCTCGCCAAGACGTTCTCGAATCTGTCGCGCTCGGGCCTCGACCCGCGCTCAGGGCCGACGGTTGCCGCGCTGATGCTCAAGGAGGTCGCAGCCACTACGGCTCGCGACGCCGAAACCAATTGGCTCGAAGGGGACGACGGGGTGAACGGCAAGGCGGGACTTCTCGCCGAGATCGTGCGGCTGTCCAACTGCCTTGTGGGCACAGCCGACGGGTGGCAAACTGTCCCCCTGCAAGAGGCGCTCGACAAGAAGCTGATCTCGGACGACGAAAAGTCGGAGGTGATGAATCTGCTTGCTTTTTTTACTGTGAGCTCGCTCATCGCACCGAAAGCGGATCGACCGATCCTAATAAACGGAATGGCCGCGATTTATCGGCTGGAGGTTACATCCTCGGCCTTTTCGGAGTGGGCGAGTTCCTTGAAGACACGGATGCGAGACGCGAGTACTGGCGAGAGCCAGCCGGCGCCACCATCGTCGGATGGCACCTCGGCCGCCTGATGGGCGACGGATGGCTCGACTTGTTTAAGGACAAGGGCGCGCCATGGGATACTTATCGTACCGCGGAAGATTTCCGGCATCGTCACTTGACAGACGCGCTGCAAGGCGTGATAACAACACTGCTGCGCACGTCGAGGAGGTAGCCCGTGGCCGATCCCGTATTGCGCATTCCGGTAGACGACAGCGCTTTCCAGCGATACATGGAGGCGTTTCAACGGTACCAAGAGCAGCTAAAAGAACAGCCCGACATGTGGGCGGAAACAAACTCGGAGGTGCTGCAGGGCATCGCCGCGAATCTGTCGCTTGCTGACGCGATCGGTGAGGCTGTCTCAGCCGCCATCCGCCTCGGTGACGCTGAGCGCCGCAACGACCAGGCGCGCCGCAAGAATGCGCAAGACGAGGACGCCGAGCAGACTCGTGCATCGAGCTGGCGGCGCAAGGCCCTCGACCACGTGCAAGAGCTCAATCGATCGGCCTCGACGGCTGTCCGCAGCTTCTCAGGCTTCGCAGCCGGGGGCAAGGGTGCGGGCGGAATGTTCGGCATGCTCGCTGACGCGGGCAAGGGGCTGGGTGGCGATATCGGCGCAATCACCAGCCTGATCGGACACACGCTCAACGCGGGCTATGAGATCAACAATGCCGTGTCCGACAAGGGGCTCTTTGCTCGAGGCATCGGCGCGACAATCGGACAGCAAGAAGGATTCCACAATAACCTCGGGCGGTACACGAACACCGACCAAGGCATTGATGCCGTCATGAACGCGCGCGGCTCGCCCGATCAGTGGTGGCAGTTCAATTCGCTCGGTGTTCGCGGATATCGCGGCGACAAGTCGAACGCGCAGGTGTACGGCGATGTCTTGCGCTCACAAGTCGAGCTTGCGAAGCGTAATACCCACAATGGCGTAACAGATTGGTTCGCAGCCGACCCCCGCGGTGCGAGCGCGTTCGGAACGACACATGAGGACTTGAACCGTCTCATGAAAGCGCCGGATCTTGACAAGGCAATTAAGGATGCAATTGCCTTCAAGACGCCGCTCGCAGATAAGCAAATCGACGCAGCTACAAAGTCCGTTGTCGCCATGGACAATCTGACGACGCGGCTAACAGACAACACGCAGGCGTTGACCGTCAGCCTGTCTCCTCAGATTGATAAGTTGACCTCGGGAATGGACAAGCTTATCGATATCACGGGCAAGCTCTATGACCTGCTTTCGTTCAACTGGTTCGGCAAAAAGAGCGATAAGCCAGGCAAGAGCCCCTCAGTCGCGGGCCAGATCGCAAACCAGGCGCTGCTCGGCCCTGTCGGCGGGACGATCGCGAATCTGCTCGGGTTCGATCCTATCCAGATCGCAACCGATTGGTTCGGCGGCGGTGGCGGTGGCGGCGGCAAGGACAGCAAAGGCAGCAGCTCGAAGAACGATGTCCGCGTCTATCGCGACATAGCCGCGTATCTGAAACGTACTGGGCTGTCGGACGCTGCATCATTCGGCTCGGCTGCTGGTGCTATTGCCGAGTCGCATGGCAATCCAAATGCGTACAACAAGAGCAGCGGTGCGTTCGGCATCGGGCAGTGGCTCGGCAAGCGCAAGCAAGGTCTGTTCGCGATGGCTCGCCGAGATCACGTCGATCCTCGCAACTACTACGAGCAGCTCAAGTACCTTGCGTGGGAACTCCATGGGGGCGATGCGGGCGGCAAGGCTGTCATGGGTGCAGGATCAGTGGACGCTGCCTTGAAAGCATACGTCTATAAATTCATGCGTCCGCAAGGCAAGAACAATGAGCACGTAGCCGATGCCATCAGCGACGTGAACCGTGGCTCTAATGTCGTGCGCGCAGCAAACGTCCAAGTCAACGTCAAGGTCAGTGCGCCACCCGGGCATCAGACGGCAGTATCAACCAATAGCGCGGCGAAGGGCTAATGGCATACGCAGATTTCCAGCTGTCCTATCAGGTATGCCCGATCGTGTTGGTAGGGGGCATCGCTGGCACTGGCGTGCTCCCGATCTCGAATCTGCTCAACCCGTCCGGTGGCAGCACGACCCTCAGCACGTCATCCACGGGCGGGCAAGCTGGGCAGCAACAGTCAGGCACCAACGCCTTCACATTCGGATCCTTTCGCGTTCTGCCCGGCGGCACGCTGATGGATAACGACACTGCGAAGTATCCGCTTGCCACGATGGCGGTCGCAGCCAATGCGATCATTACCAATCCCCTGCGCCTCGGCGTCGAGATGGTGACACCAGCAAGCGCAGATGTGTCGCTGTCGCAGCGTATGTCCATTTTCACCTCGCTCAAGAATGTGCTTGACAACCACATTGCGGCAGGCGGCTACTTCAATGTAGCAACGCCAGCGTTCATCTACACAGGGTGTCTGCTGCTCAACCTGGTCGACGCGAGCGACGTCCCCGACGGCGCGCAGACGCAAACGCGGTGGGTGTGGAACTTCGAGAAGCCGCTGATTACGCTGCAAGAAGCACAAGCCGTCGTCAACAATGCTATGTCCAAGCTGACTGGGCAGACGTATAATGCCGGCAATCCCCCGGGCAAGCTGCCCCTGCTCACCTCGGTGTCGAATCCAACGATCGGCCAGCAGATCACACCAGGCGCCGATAACGCTGCCAGCGTCACGCAACCGAACCCGATTACGCCAGGCAGCGGGGGCTACATATGACCACTATGACTCAGTTCGCGCCAAGCGTCTCGCGGAACTTCACGTTCCAGCCGACTCTCGACGGGCAAGTGTATAACGTCATCGTCACGTGGTCGCTCTTCGGGCAGCGCTGGCTTGTCAACTGTTACGATCTGTCAGGCAATCTGGTGTTCGCGCGCCCCCTGCGCTCGAGCCCGAACAATGCCGATATCAATATCGCTGCCGGATACTTCAAGACGTCGCTTCTTGTCTACCGTGAGCAGACGCGAAACTTTGAAGTAACGCCGTGAGCCGGTATTACAAGCTGACAGTCACGCCCACGTCATCGGAGGGCAAGACGTCCTCGCCGACAACGTGGACGAATAAGGACGGCAATAAAGCCGTTCTTAACGCGCAGCGCATCGAGTTCGACCTTGCGGTCACCGCGGGGGCAACGCCAGCTGGCGGCGCATGGGTTCGCGTATGGGGGCCGACGCGGGAGCAAATCGATCAAGCGTCCGACTTCAACGGCGCCGCGATCGAGCTCTACGGAGGCATGCAAAACGGGCTTCCCCTCGCTACGCAATCGGTGCAGGCGGGCCAGCCGGGGCTGCTTATCAAAGGGACAGTGTTCCAAGCATTCGCGAATTGGCAAGGGACAATTCAGACGCTGGAATTCGTCATCATTCCCGCACCGTTGGACGATGCTGTCAACACCGACGATGCCAGGCAAGCGGCGAGCGTCGGAGCACCGCCGCCGCCACAGAACTTCTCATTCACGTGGAAGCAAGGCTCCTCGCTCACAGACAACGTCCAAGCTGTGCTGCAGCAGGCATATCCGGGTTCGTCGGTGACCACGTCGGCGGCAAGCGATATCACGCTCCTCCACGATGAAGCAGGCGTGTTCTCAGACCTGCGGACATTCTCGACATTCGTTCTCGGCATCTCGCGCGATATCAAGGGGCCGAAGTACGCAGGGCTCAATATCACCGCGAGCGGCGTCAAGACATTCTTGGTATTCGACAACACCAAGACGAACGGCTCGGTAACAAAAGTCACCATGTTCGATCTCATCGGGCAAGTAACGTGGTTGTCTGCCTATACCGCGACATTCACAACTGTTCTCCGCTCGGACGTGAATATCGGCGATACAGTGACGTTCCCGCCCCTCGCACAAGCGCAGGCGATCACGACCGCGGACAGCCAGTCGCAGGCCCGAACCAAGAATACGTTCAATGGCAACTGGCAAATTACCGAGTACGTCCGGCATGTCGGTGACAGCCGCTCGCCGGATGCGCAATCATGGGTATCCGTGTTCCAAGCGGCTGCAATGAATGAGGACGGGTGATGGCTGGCAACGAACTCAAGACGCCACTTGCGCAGAGCCTGAACCAGCTTGGCGACAAGCGCGCGTCCGATGCCCTCGCGAAGCTCGGTAAGGGGCTCCCCTGCACCGTCGAGTCCGTCGTGTCGCCCGGCATCGTAATGGTTAACTTTGAGGTCGAGGCGATCCCGTTCGCGCTCCCCAAGATCAAGATGGCGGTGTGCAAGCACAAATCGATCCAATACCCGATCAAGGCAGGCGACCCGGGTGTCGCACTATCTGCGGATCTGCGAACGGGCGCGCTCACCGGCCTGTCGACCAGCAAGGCTCGATTGACCGACACGGTCGCGAATCTGTCGGCAATGACGTTCTTCTGGTTGGGGCAGCTTGACGAGGAATGGCTTGATGAAGACGCGCTCGGGCTCAACGGCAACATTGCGGTAACGCCTGACAAGCTCGGCTTCTTCGCGCAAGATAAAGTATCGCGGCAAACGATCGCGCCCGAGGCAACCGATTTGGGCACCGTTATCACCCTTGCGAACTCCATTCGTACCCTGTTAATCAATTATGGTCTGGCAGAGGGTTGAGGCATGCGCACTTGGGGTCGAGTTCCAGCTGAGACGAGCATCTTTCCGGCGGGCATCGGCGAGTTCATCATTGGCGTCTCGGCGATCGGCGGGCAGGACGCCAACAACTATGTGTGGGTAGAAGTCGCCACCGACGAAAACGGCAATAACGACGCGGTGTGGCTCACGACATTGATCCAAGTCCTCAAGCTGAATTACGGCGAGAGCCCGATCTATGGCAATTACGGCATTCCTGGTCAATCGAGTGTCATGAACCAGATTGTGCCTGATTACTACGCGACCCTCGCTCAGCAGCAATTCGCGCAGTACTTCGTGACTCTGAACCTCGCGCGGCAAGCGTTGACAGATTCACCGAACCCGACTTATGATGTTGCGATTACTGCCAACCCTGGCAGCGTTCTCCTGAACCCCGTTCCGGTGTGAGGCATTAAATGGCTGATCCTACTGTCTCCATCAATATCGCCGTCACTCCGGAAGGCGCTCAGCAGACGTCGCCCCTGATCCTGTGGCAGCGGTTTATCAACATCGTTGCCGAGATTAATCCTGGCTACAGCGTGCTGCCGGCAGGACTTGTCGAGGATCTCGCGAGCACTGGCGTCTACGGCATCGCGCTCATGGATTCGGCCGCCTGCGAGACCATTAACTCGCTGACTCCGTTCTCTGCGAATCCGTTTATCTTGACCGAGCTCGGAGCGCAGTTCGGCATCCCGCGGAACACGACAACGCGGACGTCCGTCTTCGTCAAGTTCGCAAGCACCAGCATCGGCTATCGCATTCCGATTGGCTTCTTGGTGTCGGATGGCACGTACACTTATGCCGTGCAGGACGGAGCCATCATCGAGTCCGGCGGCACGTCAGATCTCGTCTTTTGCCTCGCGACACAAGAGGGGTCGTGGCCTGTTCCGCCGAACAGCGTAACCGATCTCACGTCATCGATTCCCACGGGATACGTTGTGACCGTGACAAACCCGCAAGCGGGCACGCCTGGCGCAGGGAACCAGACGGAGGCCGAATATGCCTCGCTCGTGTTGTCTGCGCAGCAGCTCAACGCTCAGGGCACGCAGGCGAAGGCGAAGTCGCTGTTGACCAACGTGCCAAACGTACAGCCGCGGCTCGTGTCGATCGTGCCAGTCGGTGACCTGTGGAAGATCATTTGCGGTGGTGGCGATCCCTATGCTGTCGCAAACGCGATCTACTCATCTGGCATTGACATCTCGACGCTCACGGGCTCGACCACCAATATCCTCAGCGTGACGAAGGCGAACCCGGGTGTCGCCACGACCGACATAAACCACGGGCTTGTCACCGGGCAGTCGGACGTCCATATCGCCGGCGCGCTGGGCATGACAGGAATCAACGGCGGCCCCTATACTGTGACCGTCATTGACGAGAAATCGTTCTCGTTCGCGATCGATACGACCGGCTTTCCTGATTACGTCAGCGGCGGTGTGGTCACGCCGAACACTCGAACCATCAACGTATCGCTTTTCGACGCGCCGGACACGTATGCCATCCCGTATGTGAGCCCGCCCGCGCAGACCGTTTCGCTGCAGCTGTCATGGGCAACGATCTCGCCCAACTTCATCAGTGAAGCGTCGGTCGCACAATACGGCATTCCCGCGGTTGTCAACTACGTCAACAGCATTGCGGTCGGCCAGCCTCTCAACTTGATTGCGCTTAACCAGGCGTTTACGAACGCGGTGGTTCAGCTCTTCAACAATGATCCCGCGCTGATCTCTGAGCTCAGCTGGACAGTCAGCATCAACGGTGTCGAGACGCCGCCAACGGGCGCGACGTCCTTGGTGTATGGCGATCCCGAATCCTCGATGAACTGCACGTCCGCCAACGTCACCTTTACGGAGATTTGACGTGGCAGCAATCACCGACGTAACGTGGCCCGCAGAATCGCCGACCTCGGTCCTGAAGACGATTCCTGCCTACCCGTATGTGCAGTATCAGGAAGACGACAACATAACCGCGTTCTTCGACGCGTTCAATATCTACGCGCAAGCATATGTGGATTGGTTCAACTCGCTCGATCTGCCGATCTACACGAAGGCCCCGGTGGAGGGTACGCTGCTCGATTGGGTCGCAACTGGCCTATACGGCATCGCACGCCCCGGGTTGCCTGTCAGCGAGGGCTCACCCGATATTGGCCCGGTCAACACCTTCACGCCGAACCAGATCCCTGTCAATGGATTCATTGCTGGAACGCCAGATGATTACATCGCGGTCAATGACGATTTCTTCCGATGCCTCTTGACGTGGAAGCTCTACCGCGGCGATGGCGATTTCCCCTCGCCCCCTTGGCTCAAGCGCAGGATCAATCGCTTCCTGAACGGCATCAATGGTTTGGACGTGAATGACAATACCACGTATGACGTGAGCGTGGTGCCAACCGACGTGCGCAAATGGACAATCACTGTCCCCGCGACCACGGCAGGCATTATCTTCAAGCATGCGGTGGATGCGAACGTCATTTCGCTGCCATTCCAAATCCAATGGTCTGTCGCGACTGTATAGGCACTAAACGTCGCGCGTTGACAGTCCAACTCAGCGCCTGTATGTTGCGGGCATTCGTATAAGAGGCATTGCATGACTACTTACCGGTTCGCAAATAATGCCTCCACAACGCTCGGCAGCGCGATCTCGCCGACGGCAACCACCATTACGGTCGCGAGCGGCACAGGCGCTCGATTCCCGAACCCTGCCGCGGGGCAGTACTTCACGGCAACATTGTTCGCCTCGGGCTCCTCGACTGGGCTCCCGAACGAGATTGTCCGGGTAACAGCACGCACCGGTGATACCATGACCGTTGTCCGCGGTCAAGAGGGCACGACCGCGCAATCGTGGAACGTTGGCGACACGTTCGCAAACTTCATCACCGCAGGGTTCTTGAACCAGCTTGTGGACGCGAGCTCACAGCAGGTGCAGGCGGGAAACTACGCTGTCGATTCCGGCACCGCAAACGCGGGTGCGGTCACGCTGCTGCCTGTCCCTGCAAACCTCGCGGCGCTCGTCGGTGTCCCGATCCGCGTCAAAAAGGGCGGCGCAACGAGCACAGGGGCCTATACCCTCAATGTCAACACGTTCGGCAACGTGCCCGTGTTGATCGGCGGTCAGGCGCTCGAGGGCGGCGAGCTTATCGCATCTGAGATCTTCGAAGTTGTCTACGACGGCACGCAGTTTAACCTGATCTCAAACCCTGGCGTGCTGCACGGCGACCGCATCGCCGCAAACTCGATCATAAACGCGGCATTGGCCACAATGACTGCGATGACGCTCAAGGGCAATCTGACAAGCGGCACAACTACCCCTTACGACGTGCCACTGTCCGCTCTCACCGCTTTGCTCGGCATCGGAACTATTCACGCAAACGCGAACGGTTATTGGTTCATTCTCGGGACCACATACGTTCAGTTCGGCTATCTGCCGGCAACGTATAACACGTTCACTTTTCCAGTGCCGTTTCCATCTGCGTGCTTGGCAATTGTCGGCATGCCAACGGCGATGGGTCACTACGCAGATCCGCCGTTTGGCTATCCTGTTTCGAACACGCAGTTCTTCTTGGGCTGCAAAGCCAGCGACGATGGCCATCCATCGGGCTTTCCCTGCTACTGGGTAGCGATCGGCGAGTAACGGAGTATATCATGGGTCAGCTCTTTCCATATCAGTTCGCGCCGCTCAAGCCAAAGGGCTTTGTCTCGACGGCGATCACGACCGGTGCTGTCATCGAGCTCACGCCGCCGCCTGCAGCAAAGGGTGCACTGATCCAAGCAGTCGGAGGCAACATCAACTGGACCGATGACGGCGAAGATCCAACGAACGCAGTCGGCGGTGGCATGTCGCTGACGGCAGGGGCGGAGCCAACGTGGTACGGCTCGCCTGATCTTTCGGTATTGAAGTTCATCGCGGTCGGAGCCACGACTCACTTGCTTGTCTCTTACTACGGGTGAGCTTGACCATGCTTGATCTCATCACCGTCATTCCGTTTGCTATCGTATCCTCCGCCGTCACGTGGGTAGGGCAGGCATGGGTATATCGCGATAAGCGAAAGATCCAGCACGTCGAAGCATCCGACCGCCTCGAGATCCATCGTGATGAGTTCACGCTGAGTCTCTTGCAGAATGCACGTTCTGAGATTACGCTGGTGCGCGCCGAGATCAACGAACTGCGCGAGGAACGAAGCACGCTACTCAAGCTCGAGCAGCACGTATATCATTTCCAAGAATCGCTCGATCACCTCGAGCGCGTGCTGTTCGCCGAGACGCCTGAAGACCTAGCGCAGGCAAAACGGAATGCGACTGCATTCTTGAAACGGATGCGACGCTTGCAAGATGCAAAAGGCGCAGTAGCAAATGAGTTGCAGATTCGTGCTGCGGAACAGAGCGTTGGCGTGCATCCAGTTGATGCTACGACAACGATCAAGACAACGTTGATAGTGCCATTACCGCCAGAGGACGAAGGCAATGCGTAAGATTTGGGATTGGCTTAATGCGCGGATGGTACCCGAGTGGCGCATCTGGTGGAAGATGCACTCGATCCAGCTCGGCATGGCTGCAACCGCGCTGCTGACGTATCTTGCCGCAAACCCCGATGCGTGGACGCAATTCGTCGCAAAGCTGCCACCGCAGATCGCGTCCACTATCCCTGTATGGGTCGGCACCGTTGTCGGGGGCACTATCTTCTTCGCACGTTTCTGGAAACAATACAGCGGAGACATTATTGCCATTATCAAAACGAAGTCGGCTACAGACTCGACAGTCGAGGTTGTGAAGCCAAATACACCGGAGGGCACAAATGACGCTAATCCCAGTTAAGCCGTTCGCGCTCGGAGAGCGATCGCAGAAATTCATGAGCGGCATGCACCCGACGCTCATTGCCGTCTTCGAGCTCGCGATCTCGATCTCGCCTGTCGACTTCGGCTTCTCGGAGCCGCAGGTGCGCACGCTCGCCTATGAGAAGGAGCTGGTCGCTCGCGGCGCGTCGAAGACGCTAAAGTCGAACCATATCTTGCATATCGACCGCACGGGCAAGAGCGAGAACGAATATGGCCATGCTGGCGATGCAGTCCCATGGCTCGGCGGCAAGTTCGTGTGGGATTGGAATCTGCTGTATAGCGTTGCCGCGGCTGTCGCAGAGGCAGCACGACAGACGAAGGTCCTCGACCAAATGTGCTGGGGCGGCGTGTGGGATCAGTGGATGAGTCAGTACGCCGGCAAAGGCCCTGCGAAGGGCCAAACCGTGACTGATTACCTCGCCGCGCAGGCAGCGGTCATGCGCAAAGCGGAGGCTGACTATTGCGTCCGTCATCCGGGCAAGGACTTCGTTGACGGGCCGCATTTCCAGTTTGCCGTCAAAGGCTGAGGAGGACACGATGAAGAAGATTGTTATGGCTGCGCTGCTAGCTTGCAGCCTCAGCGCATGTGCGGGTTTCGGCAACACGGTGTACTCGGCATCTGCGAAGGCGCAGGGCAGCGCGGACACCCTGTACGTTGCCGCCGAAAAGGCTGGCGAGGTGCTGGTCGCAACGAAGGTCATCACGCTCGCGCAGTTCAACGCGGCCGAGACAAAAGCATATGCTGCGCTGCAGGTATTCCGCAGTGCGAGCCTCGCTGTCCGTGCGGCTGCAACCACGGGCTCCGACACGACGGCGATGCTCGTCGCCGAGGCGGACGCGCTCGCGAAGTTCAACCAGGCGCTCGCTGATTTCCAGAAGTTGGCGCATGTCGCGCCGGCTGCTGCAACCACGCTATAGGAGGCTCCATTGATCGATCTGCAAACAGTGCTCAACGCGATCGCGCTGGCGACGACGCTCGAGCCGCAAGCCGCCTCTGTGGTCATCACGTTGGTGAACGAAGTCAAGAGCCTCTTCGGTGCACAGGATCGAGCTACGATCGACGCATCCTTGGCTGTTCTCGATAAAGCCGCGGACGACGCCCACGCATCCGCGGGCAAGCTCAGCGGCTGAAACGCAACTACGGGGCGCCTGCCCACACGCGGCGCCCCGTCATACATTCGATTAACCGCGCGATAGGACGACCATGGCAGTTCCTTCAAATCCCGGCTGGAAATACGGGTATGTTCCCTCGCCGGGCGAATGGAACAACACGTTCGCAGGCAAAGCCGATTATCCTGTCCCCGTCGACCAAGGCGGCACGGGCGGGCAGACGTCCTATGACGGCAACTATGGCTTGCAGCAGCGCGAGCAGGTGTCGACCTCGACCGTGACAGCGCAGGCGTTGACGTTCTATAGCGTTCGCACCGATCTGTCCGCGACCACGATGGCGTTGCCTGCCGCGAGCTCGCTCAAGCCCGGCGACTGGATCGACGTCCTCGATTCCGGCAATAACGCCTCGCTCAACCATATTCTCGTCAACGCAGCTGGCACCGATACGATCATTGCCGGCGGCGTATCGGCGGCATTCATACTGCTGTCAAACAACGGCATTCGCTGCATTTTTGTCTCCGATGGCGTCAGCGCCTGGCATGCGCAGACAACGGTGCCAACGTCCCCGCCTGTGCCTCGACAGCTTGCAGACACAGCATACACGCTTCAGGCAAGCGACGCCGGACAGTACCTGCAATTCACAGCCGCGGTTGATATCACGGTCACGGTGCCGCCAAATGGCACTGTTCCGTTCCCGCTCGGTACCGTTATCGTCATCGAGCAGTTTGGCGTTGGCACCGTGACCCTCGCCGCAGGGGGCGGCGTTGTGCTCAACAGCCATAACGGCTTGAAGTCGGGCGGGCAATTCGCCGTGTTCCAGTTCAAGAGCGGGTCGAACGGATCAGCCGATATCTGGACCGTCCTCGGCGACACGAAGACAGTATAAGGAACGCAGCAGTGACTCTTTACTTCGGCGGGCATGGGCTCGATAGTTTTCGTCTTACGCCTGTCCAAGCGCAGGACGCGGGCGCAAACGGTATCAGCACGAACGGCAGCAGCGCTTGCTTCGTCTACGCCGACATGATCGATCCAGCGACTGGGGCACTAACGTCGGCAACGTCGGTGTGGTCGCACTGCGTCTTCAATCCTGACAGCGGTGTCTTCGATAGCGGTCGACAGGTGTTCTACTGGTATAATTCGTCCAACGTTGCAATCATCAAAGCCGATGGCGACAACAACCACGGATTGACCATTTCATATTGGAATGGTTCGGGCTATACCCTTTGGGGCGATTTCCCGAGCTTGTTTGGTGGCACGTTCGACTTCTTCTTCAAGGTCGATGCTGTCTCGGGCGAGCTCAATATCTTTCTCAACCAGACGCTTGTTAGCCGCCTGGCAAGCATCGATACGTCCGCCATGGGCAATATCGCGTACTGGCGTGCTGGCAGCGCGTCCGGCTTCGGAAGTCAGCCGTTCGGACAGTGCATCATGGCGAGCTACTCGACCATCGGACATACGGTGCGTTATCGTCGCCCAAGCGGTAATAGCGCGGTGCAGGACTGGGATGGCGATTACACCGATATCAACGGCGGCAATATCAATGACTCGCTGAGCATCAACACCAACACGACGGGAGACATCTCGACGTTTACGGCACCCGATTTCTCAGCGACGCCGGCAGGGTCAGTTATCAAAGCCGTTGTGCTCGGCAACCGCGTCCGCGTTGTGACGGGGGGCGGCGGGCCTGAGCATATCCAGCCTGTCGTGACAATCGGCGGTATCCAATACCCTGCGCCGGCTGTGCCGATCACCGCAGGGTTCAACGGCTCGATTGCGATCTACGAGCACGACCCGAGCACGTCGGCGCCATGGGCTTCGGTAACGAACGTCAATAATCCGTTTGGCGTTAAGGCAGTCGCATAATGGCCGCGCATCGTGCTTGGAGGCTACAGTACGACAGCTCGCCTCGCGGATTCGGCTCGTGTGCGACGTTGCAGCTACGTGGCGTCATAGGCGGGCCTGATCTCACGCAAGGTGCGACAGGCGGGCCGATCGGTAGCGATTACTACAGCGGCACATATGACTTCGCCAAAGCATTCGACAATAATCCATCCACTTTCTGGTCGTCAAGCAGTGGCACCGGAAATGCATATATCGGCTGGGATTTCGGGCTCGGCAATAGCAAAGACATTGTGCAGTTCACGTTTCTCATTCGTCCTGATAGCTTTGGTCCGCAAGACGCACCGACGACGGGCGGCCTTGAATGGACAGACGATGACCCCGGTGTTTCGCCAACGTGGACACGAGCTTACTCGTTCGGACCGACTTCTGGTTGGACAATCGGAGTACCACAAGCGTTTCCGCCAACGCCACTGCCTACACCGACTCCTCGCCGCGCCTGGTCACTTGTCGGCGTCACAGCGATCCCCGGGCACGAAGGCGACGGCTTCGGCCTGTGTGGGCATGACTGGAAAGCTGGTGGCGTATCACTGCTCGGCTCGGGCACGTTGGGTGCCTCGAGCACAGACGGCGCGTGGTCTCTCCCCCAAGCGATTGATGGGCCAACAGGCCCCGGGCATGGTTGGTATTCAGGTAACTTCGGCTTCACGAACGGCCGTATCTGGTACGACTTCGGAACGCCAACGGCCCCTGATACCGTCACGCTTTGTAGCCTCTACAGCTACCCATGGACAATCGGCAGTCAGCTCGCAATCGAGTGGACAGACGATAATCCAGCAGCGTCGCCGACGTGGACGCGGGACTGCGTCATTGATGTTGCCGGCAGCGACAACACGATTCTATCTTTCGTCACGGTGCCACCAACGGGCGTCTTCGATAGCCGCATGAGCGAGTATTTGGTCGAGGGGCCGTTCCCCGGCGTCTACGATAGCCGGATGAGCGAATACCTGCTCGAGGGCTCGAACAACAAGCTCTTCGTCTCGCGGACGTCGCAATATATCATCCTCGGCCCTGGCGGCTCGACTTCGCAGTTGATGCTCGGAACATTTTAGAGTTGTCTGTCGCCGCATAATGGTGGACAAGGGGGCATCAAAGGAGATGTTCCATGTGCGGCAACTGCAATGACCCGTTCCATTTCGAAGACGATCTGGATGACGCTGTAATCGTTCCCATGACCGAGATCGAGCGTGCTGAGAGCCAACGGCTCGCGCAGTTCGAAGTCGATCGCGCTCGTCCCTCTCACACCGAAGACTGCGGCAACTGTCGCGGCACGGGACGCTTCCGGCTCCGTAACGGTGCGTCTGGCAGCTGCTTCAAGTGCAACGGCACCGGCAAGCTCGTCTACAAGACGTCAAAAACGCAACGCAATGCTGCTCGCGTGAAGCGCGAAGCCACTGCCGACCAGAAACGTGTTGATCTGCAAGCAGCTCGCGAAGCATGGATTGCTGCAAACCGCGATGACTTCGCGTGGATGAAGGCGAAGGAGGAAACCTTCGAGTTCGCCCGCTCGATGTATGATGCCCTTATGCAATACGGCACGCTCACCCCGCGGCAGCACGAAACCGTCACGCGCTTGCGCCTCGCTGATGCCGAGCGCGCTGCAGCTCGTCAAGCCGAAGCGATTGCTCGCCAGGCAAATGCACCCGCGATCGACGTTTCCGCGATCGAGACAGCTTTTGCCCACGCAAAGGGCAAGGGGATCAAAAAGCCGAAAATGAAGCTTGCGGGCTTCAAGTTCAGCGAAGCCCCCGCGCATGGCCGCAATGCCGGCGCCCTGTACGTCGTGCGGGTCAGCGATGACCAGTACCTCGGCAAGGTGCTTGACGGCAAGTTCACTCGCGTCCGTGAGTGCGACGAAGCGACACAGGCCGAAGTGCTTGCCGTCGCAAGCGATCCGCACAATGCAGCGATTGCTTACGGTCGCCGCACCGGCAACTGTGCGATCTGCGGGCGCGAGCTCACCAATCATGCGTCGATCGATCTCGGGATCGGCCCCATCTGCGCCGAGAAATACGGCTGGATGTAATCACCAGTTGACAAGCACCGATGCCTCCTGGACAAGGGGGCATCGGAACTGGAGACACACGATGGCACGCAAGTATAACCCGCTCAACTCACGGACGCTGACGAAACCGACGATTAAAAGCGCTGTGAGGGGTGAGCAGCGCCCGCCGCACCCAAGGGTGCCCCCTCACCTCGCTTGCCCCTGTACGCCTAGCAAGGGCGCTCGTTTCGATTGAACGTGGCAGGGTCACCCACATCGCCCCAATTCCATCCGATCTCGTAATCAGCTCGCACGGGGACGCGCAGCTTGAGGCAGGTTTCCATGACGCGTTGCATCTCGCGGAATGCCTCATCCCTGCCGCCCGCATCGATGAAATCTAGTTCATCGTGCACCGTCAGCGAAGGCACACCCGTTGCGTCGAAGATGCCGTCTTTCCAGCATTGGTGCATTGCCTTCTTCATCTGATCGGCTGCGCTGCCCTGCAAGCGACGGTTCAGTGCCTTGTGGGTATAAGCTCGCTTGATCGACCCGTACTTCATCAGCGCATTGGCATAGGTCGTCGGCGCACCGTCAACGCCGTAGCTATCGGGTTGCCACAGATCGAACCGCGACTTGCGCCCGAGTATGGTGGTGATCGTGCCGTAAAGCGATGCCTCCTCAATACAGGCTTGCATTGTCGCTTTGGCATAGGGCGCACCCGTATGGTACGCGGTAAACATTTCCTTTGCCTTACTCGCCGTAACGCCAAGCTGGCGGGCTAGCTTGGGCTCGCCCATGCCATAGATCAAGCCGAAGTTCATGTTCTTGATATGCGGACGCGAGATCTCGAGGTGCGCGATCTCGCGAACCATCTGCTGCGTTTGCACGTGGTAGTCGGTGTCAGGATTCAGAGCGTAGGCGGCGCGAACGCGATCGGCCGAACCGTCGCCCTTGTCGACTGCATAGTGTGCGAGGAAGCGATACTCGATCTGCGAGTAATCGTACTTGCGCCATGGCAGGTACTCGTCGCCGAAGATTCGACGGATGCGCTTGCCGATCTCGGTGCGGATCGGGATGTTCTGTAGGTTCGGGGTGTCTGACGAGAACCGGCCAGATCGTGTGCCACCCTTCTCGCCTCGCAGCTGGTTAAATGTCCCATAGACAATCCCGTTGACATGGTTGTCAAGGATGTAAGACTTGATGAAGACTGAGCGCAGTTTTTCGCGCTGCCGGATATCAACGACTAGCTGGCCAATTGGGTGGTCGACGTTCTCGAGGAAGTCTGCTGTGAATGATGGCTTGCCATCGGGGTTCTTTTCTGTCGGCGCTGTGCGGCTATATGGAATGCCATGCGTCTTGAAAGCGCGCTCGAGATCAACAGCTGAGTTCGTGTTGATCGGGAAGCCGACGATATCGCGCAGCTTGCGCTCAATGTCGACTACCTCGAGACCGAGCGACTCATACATCTCCTCCGCCCGCGGAATGTTGACAGGGACGCCGCGCATCCGCATTGCCGTAATGAGCGGGATGAGCTCGCATTCCATATGGAACAAATCGAGCAGGTTCTCCTTGTGCAGGAGCTCCCACTGATGCTCCATGATCTGCAGGGGCAGCGCGGCGTCGGACTCACCGTAAGGCCCGACGAGCGACGGCGGCGAACGATAGATGTTCTTTCGCTGTCGATCATTCGCAGGCCCGCCATAGGCGTCTGCACACCAACGGTACAAAAGTGAGCCTTCCTTGTGCAGGCCGAGGTACTTGCCTGCGAGAATATCAAGCCCGACACGAGCACGCTCATCGAGCAGCGCTTCTGCAAACTGCACGTCAAAGAGCGGACCCATGACGCGGATGCCTTCGTGCAGCAACCATCCGTAGTCATATGGTGCGTTGGCCGCGACCTTAGGGATCTCAGGTGTCTCGAGCCAGTGCTTTGCGAACGCCATGCACTGCGCGGGATCAAGATTGTCCTCGGGCGTGTCTTCGTGCTTCATCGGGAAGTACCACTGCCCGAGATTGCCTAGCGAGTCTTTTGCTCCTAGCGAGAAGCCGACGATATGCCCTTTGCCGCGAGCCCACCCGGGGCCGGAATCGAGCAGCTCAGGATCGTATGTCTCGGTATCGAATGAGATCACTCGAGCTGCCGACAGGTTCGGAAACTCAGTCGGGGCTTTCCACCCCGTCTCGGGTACAGGCGGGCGGACACGTATGCGATCCCCTGCCCCGCGCCCCGTTGGGACGTCCTGCCAGAACATCCCGATGTTGTCGAACCGGCTCACTTGCGGTTTTCAGCACGCACAAGCATTAACAGATGTCCGAGCTTATTGAACCCGACGCCTTCACACATTCCCCAGTAGCGATCGCCCCAATTGTTACCCTCAATCAGTAGCGCGTCCCCTGTCGCCTCGAGCTTCGCGGCAAGCTCGGTTCCGCGAGCAAACTTGATCCGCAGGCAGACGAGCATTATCCCGTCTTTGACTTGCTCCCAGTCTGCACGACGTTTGAGCTTACGCCCGCGGCGCTTTGCTTCACCAGGCGTCGGCGCAGCTAGCACCCATGCAGCTTCAGCTGGATTCGTCGCCTTTGCGGCTTGGAACGCGTGCTCGCACGTCCGCGCAACGTCTGCGCCGAACGCAAGCGGGTGCCGACTGAAATTACTGAGGAACGAATACTCGCCCGAGAAGCTATCGATCGTTACCGAGCTAGGCAGGAACATCGTGTGTCCTTAATCCGATGATTGCGCCGCGCAGCATGTCGCCGAAAAACAGACACGGACCAGGATATAACGTAAAGTCGATAGTTGTGGCAACACCATCGAGCTTCGCTGTCTGCGACAGGAAATGACAACCGACGCCGCCGAAGTCCTGTAGATCAACGGTTGCGCCGTCACCTTCGTGCATACTGGTCGCGAGCGTGCCCCCTCGAAGATACAGCCGATCCTCCTTACCCTTGAACGCGGCAAGATCGTCAACGCCTCGAAAGAAGCCATCTACGAACGGCACAGCCTTGCTCGGGTTGTCGAGGACGCGCGATAGGTCGGGCCATGGGTCGGTAGCATGCGCAGTTCGCAGCCATGCACCATTTGGGTAGTGGAACGTTACCGACCGTTCAGACGCCTGCACCGATATCGGCTCGATGCCAATTCGCACCATCTCGCTCACAGCGTCCGCGGGCAGCGTCAACTCGACGGGGAACACGAACGGGAGCCAATGCTCAATGAGCACGATGTTATTGGTGGCGAATGCCGATTGCCCACGCAGCAGGACGCCACGCGACCACGGGCGAGACGCATCCACGCCCATGAACGGCTTGAGCTTGTCGAGGATCGGCAGAAGCCCGCCTGGCAGCAGCGTCGTCGCCCCTTCTGGCTCAACCTCAGGGAACGCTGCCTCGTCCTCGAGACATTCGATGTAGACGGTTAGCGCGCCGGCTTTGACCGAGATACGCCCCGCCTTCGTCAGATTGAGTCGCACCTGTGCCCCGTCGGGCACCTTCTCGATCGCTTTGAGGAATGACGCCGCTTTCGGTATCGCCGTCACTTCGAGGTCGGTTGGCGTGCTGATCGCAAGCGTTCCATTGAACCCGTTGATGCGCTTATTCTTGATGCGGAAGAACGTCAGCGCAGGGACGAAGTCCTTCTTGGCGATCGCGCCCGCGACAAACTTAAGATCGTTTAACATCGGTGCCACCTACGATCCTGAGCGGATTATTCCGCCTGACAGGCTGAGTGCGCCCCGGGCAGTTCGGGCCTAGCGCAAGCGCGGCCTCGCGATCGGTGCACAAGCAGTTTTTGCACTGCATCGTGCCATGGTTCAAACGAGATGGTCCCCAGTCATGTTGCATCAGAATAGCCCCGGTGTTTCTTGCACGTATCGCGTTGCTGGCTCACGTAGATCCACGTAGTGCGGGAACGCCCAGCAGTTGTATGCCCACCTTGCATAATACAGCTCGCGCAAACGGTCAATGTCCTGACCGTCCCCTAACACGATTTCTTTCCAGATCGGCTCGCGCATCACGTCGGGCAACGAGTCGTAATGCTGCAAGTGCATCTTGCGGGCCGAGCTCTGTGCAGACACGTTGAGCTGTCGGCCGCTTGTGGGCATGAGCACTAGGCCGTTCGCCGCCCACTGCACCCACGTCGAGGAATCAACCGACCACCACGGATACTTGAGCATGAGCTGAAGCGCCGTCAGCGAGAACGCATGAAACTTCGTCTTCGGCGTTCCGTCTGGATTGCATGTCCGCTCGAAGACCTGCTTGAACCAAGACTCGAGCGAGAACAGGTCAGAACGGATCAGGCCACCGAGCGCGATGTACTTATACTTGCTCACGTAGTAGTCGAGGTATTCCCATGGTTCGCCATAGTGGAAACATGGCAGAGGCTCGCACCCCTGCCGTTCCATCTCCTCCTGGTTTCGCCACGACATTTCGGCCGTCTTCGCTTTCGGGTAGAACTCGCCGCCGGGCCCGCCGATAACGTCGAGCGGTGCAATCATCTTGATGCCTTCGTCCCTCGCTATCACGTCATCATTCTGGTGAATGAAGTCGCAGTAGTGAGACATGTCGATCGTCGTTCCCAGCGTGAAGGCTGAGAAGGCACCCGAGTCCAAGAATATCTTAACGCCGTCGCGCCGAATGTGCTCCAGAGCCCGGCCCGACTTGATGTAGTGAAACGATTCCAGGTACCACTTGTTGGACCTGCGCTTCGCTTGTTCGTCGGGCGTGAGCTTCTGAAACACGGTACCCGTGTAGCTGAAATTGGAAGTATACAACCCTGCATTATACAGCTTCACCGCGCGCCTCCGCTTCCTTGCGACGCCAATAGCGCATCATCGCTTCGCTAGCACGATTTTTCTGTTGTTCCGTTTGCGGTCCGCGAGCTCGGCGCGATGCGCTCATTCTGGCTCGCGTTTCAGCGCTGATCGTTCGCCCTGTCATAGCGACGCGTATCTTTTCGCGTGCTTCGACCGATAGTGGTTCGCGCGGCGGTACGAGCACTTCGCGTGCTATATTGTAGCCGAGCTCGACAGCCTGCAACGTATCGAGATAATACTGCTCGCGCTCATACATCGTTGCTTCATCGCAATGCTCAAGCACCTCGAAGACGAACGCTCTTTCGCCGTATTTCACATATGCCGCTTGCAAGTGCTTATTGTGATGGGTGCCGAGCGACAATGAGTAGAAGTGTTGCTCGCAGCGCTCGTGCACCACCGCACTCGATCCGACGTAGAATTTGCCGCTAATTGTGTTGCGGATAATATAGACGCCGGACTGCATCATTTGGCGGTCAGCTCGTAGATGACGATCCTTTCATCATGAGACGAAGGATTCGGGTGGTTGAGGCGCAGCCGATAAAAATCAGCATCGACTGTGTAGTCGTGGAATCGCCTCGCCTGCACCTGCCAATCGAACGACACCAGCGAATGAGTGTCGTCGGTGTCGCGGAAGTACTTCGTCTCGCCGACGCTGTTCGCGTACTTCGAGATCAGGTCGTCATTGACGAACTGGATAATCAGCAGCCGCCCGTCGTGGAACGATGCGATATGGCGAAGCAGCCGCAGCACCTCTGCGTCTGTCATGTAGTGCAGGACATACCGCATTACGATAAGATCATAGACGCCAACGTGTGTCATGATGTCTGCGACGATATCGGGATACTTTGACCCGTCATAATCGACAGAGACGCTATGCGGGATCCAATGCTTGAGCAGCCCGTTTGCGCCGCCGTAATCAGCAACGCGCCCCGACGTGTCTACGCCCGTGAGTGCGAGCTCCATGATATCGTGGTACATGAGTCGAGCAGTGGGATTGTCCCATGTGCCGAATGCTCCAGCTTGATCTTCTGCGTGTATCAATTTGTCCTCCGTATAGAAGCGCTATGAGGGCGGTTTACAGGGGCGCCCCTCCCTTGGGTGCCCACAAGGCGCCCGATCGCGTATAATCCCGGTCAGGGCGCCTCGCTACGGGCGTTTCACGAGCTCGTCAAACAAGCCCATGAGTCCTGGCAAGTGAGGCCGCAGCAGATCAATGATCGCATAGGCGTAGATCTGCGCCTCGATTTGGGCATGGCTATGTGCCCGCAACGCGAGGAACTGAAACATGTTGCCGAGATCGACATTGCCGAGCCAATGCACGTAATGGTTGACGTGCAAGAACATGCGCGCATGCTCAGGTGCAACGCCATCAGCGATTGCCATCGTGTAGTCTTCATACCCGTGAGCGCAGGCGAGGTTCAGCTTCTCTTTGAACCAGCGTTGTGTGTGCTCGGGCAGGTTGTCGGCTTGTCCCTGCTTCGCGTTCGGAGCCTTGCCGCCGACGATCTTTGGAATATACCACTCGGGCGGCAGCGTGATATAACGGCCAGAGGACTCGTTGCGCCGCCAGGTGCGGTGCCGCACGAGTTGACGATCCACGAAGATCGGCACCTTGACTTCGAGCCAGACCGAGATCATCTCGAAAGGCGACGTGTGCCGGTTTTGCAGCAGGTAGCGGCACAGCTTCATATCCTGCTCATACGTGCGCTCGGCGTCCAAGTTGTCGAATGACATCCGAGCAGCGTTCGCGGGGTCAGTGTCGTCGGCGTCGAACTCGCGCCAGGTGATATGGCTCTCGCCTGGCACCTTGAGGTCGGCTGGTTCATCGAACGCGCGGCGCGTCGGCCCTGCGAGATTGCGGAGGATGACGAAACCGTGGTCAAGTACGTTCATGGCGTGCCCTTTCGGCAATGACGAGATCGAGGATGACGTGGATCTCATCGAGATTGTACCCGCGCCACAGCAGGCGAGCAATCGTCTGCGTGAACTCGGGCTGGTCGACAATGCGGTCATGGAGGAACGCAGCGGGATCGGCGAGGTCGAAGATCAGCGGCGCGGTGCGCATGGCGATGCCCGCGGCAGCAAGGTTCGCAAAGAGCTGGCATTCGCTGTCAGCGTACCACGCAGCCTTGCCGAGCTCTACGACGGCTTCATCCTTTCGCGTGAGGCGCCAGCAGTATTTCAAGATCTGAAACCCGTTGGCGGTCAATCGCTCGCCGATGTCCGCGCATGCTCGGCCCGCGTAGTGCGCGGGATTGATTGGATCGCTCATTGTTTGTCTCGGCGCTCAGCCGCCTCTTCATCCGTATAGCCTGCACGGTAGCGGACATCGAGCTTCGCCATATTGCCGAGCAGCGTTTCCTCGCGCGTGATGCCGAGACGTTGCCGCAGCCCCTCCATGAAGAACTCGAGGTCGCCAAGCTCCTCGATCACGTTCGCCCGATCGAGCGGCTTCTGATAAACAGCCCAGCGCTTGATGGCGTCAAGGCATTCGCCGCCCTCGCCTGCGATCCCTGTCGCCATATGCCATGCGTCGGCCTGCTCGGGTGTCATGCGAGCGATGATATCCTCGCCAGGCTTCTTCTTGCTCGCGACGAATGCCGCGTAATCTGCAACGCTCATAGAATACCCTCACGCTTGACGCTGATAGCGTCGTTTATGCCCCATTTGGGCGGAAAGAACGGATCGGGCATCGGTGCCCCCACCGCGCGGTTATATTTCTGCTTGATGCGCTCGCGACCGGCTTTGCCCTTGATCTCGGGATGAGCGACGCGTGAGTACTTGCTGATCTCGCAGAACAGGTTTTGGCAATCGATCGGCTGGAGCCGTCGACCGAACAACCCCGGGAACTCGATGCCGAGTCGTGCAAACTCGTAGTCTTGATGCTGCGTAATCAGCATAACGACGTCTTCCGGCTTTCGCCGTCCGATATCGCTAAAGCACTTGCTGATCCCATCGAGCGCGCCGGGGCCGCACACCACGAACGATGCTTCGTCATGATCGATCAGCGACGAGTAGTTTAGATCGATGGTATATTGGAAAGCCAAAAAGGGTCCAAGGCCTGAGTAAGCTAGAAGCAGATCATACACCTGCTTGAGCCCGCGCGCCTGCTGCATCCGAGCAGGCAGCTCGTCTGCAACCATTTTGTATAGTAGCCGAAGGTGGTTGGCATGTTTACGCCCGCCGCCGTAGCTTGGAATATCCGGCATGATATATGCAGCAGAGTAGACGGGTGTCTTGCCAGCGAAGATGCCGTCGAGTATCGTAACCGCCCCGTCCCAGTTAAAGCCGTTGAACTCGATAGGGCCTAAGCCGAGCTCGAGAAGCTCCCACGTAGTCACATTGTTGAATAGCTTGAAAAGCATTGTCCGGAAGAACACGTCAACAGGAGCTTGGCTGCGATGATCGGCATATTGCACTTCGCGGATCAAGTATTGGCTCACGCGATCGGCTGCGCGATACGGGTTCGTAAACCTGTACTCGCGCAGTATCGGATCATCTGTCCATGGGCCTACGGTGCTCGCAAGCCGACGCAAGTACGTAGCTTGTCGCTCGGCGGCAAAGCGCCAGTAGGTATCGAGACAGACGGTCGGCGTCATCGTGCTATCCTCAATTGGCCAGCTGCAAGAATTCTTGGCGAGGCAGGCCCTCGAATAGCACGCCTCTGAGCGAGCTTGTGACCGTGTGGTGCCCTTGCTGGCATACGCCGCGCGATTCCATGCAGAGATGGCGCGCCTTGACAATGACACCGACGCCTAGGGGCTTCAAGTGTTCCATGATCGCATCAGCGACTTGACCCGTCAGACGTTCCTGCACCTGCAAACGCCGCGCGTAGCAATCGACCAGACGATTGATCTTCGACAGCCCGACGATCTTACCGTCTGGAATATAGCCGACAGTCGCCGTGCCAAAGAACGGGGCCATGTGATGCTCGCAGTGCGTGTAGAACGGGATGTCTTTGACAAGCACCATCTCGTTGACGCCTTCGGCACCGTCCTCGAAGACTTTGAGGATTTCTTCTGGCTTCTCGTCATAGCCTTTGCACCAGAACTTCCACGCGGCCGCGACCCGAGCTGGCGTCTCCTCGAGACCGCCACGCGTTGGATCGTCACCGATATACTGGATCAAGCGCGTAATGTGGTCGGCGATCCCTGTCTTCGCGTCACCTTCCCACGGCCAGACAACCCAGTCGTTTGCGTCGCCCCATGACCGCTTATCGATCAGCGCGAACACGGGCTTCCCGTAGTGCGCAAACTTCGCTGCCGTCGCTCCCGTGTCGATCAGATCGTCCATGATGAAGTTAGCTTGCGCTGGATCATCAACGAGCATGAGCGAGAGCGGCGTGCCGAACAGCGCGAGCGTTGCAGGTACGCCCCCTCGCGGAATAGCATACACCGACAACGTCTGATATGCGGTTGGTCCGAAATACTCGCGGATAGCATCAGCGCAGTTGAGCGCAAGCGTATTGAGCTGGCTATATGAGACGTTGTGGATCATACCGAAAACTTGCCCCCTTCGTAGATTGCAGCATTGCCGCCGTGCTCGCGCACCATGACCGATTTAATGTGGAGCCCGCGCGCGTCGATCGAGTGCAGATAGTTCGCATGAAGCCACTCGTCTACGACGCCATAGGCGTGCTGCGCGAAGGCTTCGCATCCGACAGTCGGCAGCACCAGAATGTCGCGGAAGCCCCACTTTGCATAGAGCGCCTGGAAGTCGGGCAAAGCGGGATCGTTGGCTGCGAGCACGGTGCGGTGATCGAACTCGTCTGCAAGCCGTTCCTTGATCGGCTTGAGCCCGCCGAAGTCGAGGACCCAGTTGTTATTGTCGAGGATCATTGCACCGAAGCGCAGCCCGAACGCGAGCGGGTAGCCATGCGGATCCTTGCAGTGGCTTTCCGCCCCGGGTTGACGGAAGCAGGTGCTCCAGCCAAGCGTGTGGTCGTATAACTTGTCTATGTAGAACATTCGCGTCCCTTCGATTACGCCGAGCACAATAGCCGCGACGTGTTTCCAGGCGGGTTACTCGAGGCCGAGTACCTTGTGGATTTGGATCTGCAGCGTGTGCCCGTGCGCCATGGCGCTGTCGATCGTGGCACGGGTGTTTGCCTGGTTGAGCATCGGGTCGAGCTCATCCATGGGCTGCACGTAAACAGGGGCGCCCGGGCGGGGCCTCGCGACGACCGGCGACGCGGGGTGGCCGAGTGCGATTGTGGGCAAGCCATCGTCGGCGATCTCGCCGTCCCGCAAAACATACTTGAAGGCCATTGCCCGCTTCATGATCTCGTCACTGATGCGGCTCGTCTTCGGCGAGCATACGATCGAGAATTTCTGGAAGTGGTCGAGCGCTTCGATCCCCGGCGGTGCGAGCACGCCATTGGTTTCGACCTGCACCCGCCAGCCCGCGGTGATGAGCGCGTAGATCGCTGGGAACACGTTTTGCCGGAACGGCTCGCCGCCCGTCAGCACGATCAGCGCGCCAATCGGCCACTCGAGCACGCTAACACCGTTGACGAGCTCGGCGGGCGTCATGTTGTGACGCGTTTCGGTATATTCGGTATCGCAGCCCGGGCAACGAAGGTTGCAGCCGTATAGCCGAATAAACAGGGCACGCTCGCCGCAGAACGGCCCCTCGCCTTGGATCGTTTTGAAGATCGAGTGTACGTCGATTGATCCGTCCAAGCGATAGTCGGCGGCGATGGGTTTCTGCTCGTTCATATGCCCTCCATAAAGGGCGATCATAGGGGGCAACCTTAGTTTTTTGCAAACGAAAAATAAGGGCATAAAAAAAGAGCCACCGGATTGCTCCGGTGGCCCTTCCTCGCCAGCTCAGGGGGGATTGAGCCGACGCCAGCGCTGGGGGGATGCGCTGGTTACGCGGAGGGTGCCTCGGGCGCGACCGGTGCCACAGGGGCCTCGGGAACGACCGGGGCTGCGCCCTCGATCACAAGGGCAACGGATATCTCGAGCACAGCCGGCACGGCCGGCGTTTCGCCTTCCGACTTCACCGCACAACCCGGAGCCAACGTGCCGGTCAAGCCATGGAACTTACGCCAATGGCTGTAAAGGCTCGCGAACAT